GTGAATATCCTGAGCTTGTCGATGTGTGCATCCTTTATCTTTTCGAGGTCTGCGGCTATCAACTGGACGTAGCTTGAAGTGAGTGCAATCAGCATTAAATCGATGTCGGACTGGCTGACGAGATCAGCTAGGGCGCTTCCTCTTTCTCGGTTGACATTCACGGCTTCCCACCAATCTGACGCGCGAAGACCCCATTTTTCGAGGTGTGGAATGATAGAATTCGGATCCTGAGACACCGTCAGGTCGTACGGCGGACATTTCTGATCGCCCTCAATCAACCCTAAGCCGGTCGACGCAAACATTAGCCTCGCTCCCAACCTCGTTGCGACGTGCTTCGCGTCAGAAACGCTCCTGCCCACGTAAAGTGAAGATGCCGTCTGAGTGGCAGGACGTTCGTCGACTTGCTCCTTCCACGCTTGCGCCATGGCTGCAAGCGATGGGTAGCATGCGTCGCTCAGCACCACCGAGGGCAGGCCATCAAGGCGTTTTCGATTGGTGCAGTTGGTAATGATGACGGTTCTCATGCGAAAAACTGCAAGCCTTTGTGGTGATGGTGCTGCATTTATCTAGGGCTAGCTAATTTAGCATTGAATAACTGTTTAGGCCATGAAAATTGGCTGGTTTTTATGCGTGGAGGTTGGTATAAGGGCCTGAAAAGTGCTGCTACCTCTCTGTTGGAGGGCGCTCAAAGAAGGAATAGTTTCATTGCTTAAGTTCAGCGCAATCAAGGCCTTACAGAGCCAAAGCCACCAGGTGGTATCGTTTGCGGCGACGGTTGAGCAGATTTTGGCGATCGCTAGCATCGACCGAGTCAAGCGTGATGATCGTGGAATTCTTAATGGATTCCAGCGGCCTCAGGTGTCCAAACACATACGAGAGATCCGCGATTACCTGACTCGTCCCGATGCGGTAATGCCCAATTCAGTGGTGCTAGCGTTCACCGGTGGAGTAAGGGTGGTTGAAGGAGCTGGGGCTTATGCAGAAATTGAGGTGGACATTTCATCCGGTCCGCCTGGGTTCGTTGTGGATGGTCAGCAGCGTCTTTCCGCGTTGGCCGGGATCGAGGGAAGTTCGTTCCAGTTACTCGTTTCCGCCCTTGTCTGTCAGAGTCAGGAAGAGCTTCGCCGGCAATTTATTCTCGTCAATAACACGAGTCCATTGCCTAAATCGTTGGTGTACGAACTACTCCCGGGAGTGAGTGGTCTTCCACTTAGAATGACTTCCCGCTCCCGCGCGGCTCGTATCGTAGAGATGCTGAATTATGACGATAGGTCTTCGTTGCAAGGGCAAATAAAGCAACATACAAACCCTCTGGGTGTATTAGGTGATACTTCACTTCAAAAGTTGGTGATGAACTCCCTTTCCGACGGTTACTGCCGAGAGGTTATTGAGTTGTCGGGAGGCGAAGATCTTTGTTTTTTAGCTATTAGCGAATTTTTCCAGGCGGTCCAAGAAGTATTTGGAGATGCCTGGCATGGGCATACGCCAAAAAGTTCGCGTCTCGTCCATAGTGCAGGGATTATCTCTATGGGGTTCGTCATGGAACAGTTGTGTGCTACAGGAGCACCATTGGCTCCAGTGTTTAAGTTGGGTCTGAAAAAACTGCAAGGCTATACTGCTTGGACGTCTGGTTCGGGGGATTGGTTTTTCAAAACTGGCAACCGGCCGTGGAATGGAATCCAAAATCTACATGGTGACATTCATCTGCTGACTGATCATTTGACTAGGGTGCTCAGGAGTTCGGAACTAATAGCTAGTTGAAGAGTAGATTCTGCCAATTTTGGAGGTATTATGACTGTGTTAAAGTCCTCAAGTAAATCTGCAGCACTGGACAGTGAAGTCAGTGTAAAGGAATTCTCAGAGCTTATTCTTCATTTGTCCATGGCTTTTCAGGAGGCATTGAGAAAGCTGGCAGGGCAAGATGCGGCTTTCCCTTCCGAAGGTTATGGTATGTTGACTGAAGCGTATGGCTTGCGGACGCGTGCGAATATTCTCTACTTGACGCCTTCCACGCATGTGGTCCAAGGTTTGAATTTTACTCAAGCGACTATGCTCGAGAAGTTTGAAGAGGTATTGAATTGCCTTGGTAATGTAACTGATTTAGATGTCGTTAACTCTATGTTGGTTTCCGTGGTTACTATTGCTTCAGCCCTGGGTGATGGGCGAGCTAAAGTTGTAGAGTTCTTGTTCGATAATTTATGTTGTGATCTTGATTCATGGAAGGCTTGACGCGGCGGGGTGCCGGGAGAGGTGGGGCTGTTCTTGAGGGTTCTTGTCTATGTGTAAAATTTTTAAGGTGATTACAGGAATTCTCAATTATATGGCCTTGCTGGCGGCGAAGACTTTACTTTGACTAAACGTTTGAGTGTGGCTAAATCAAGCAAGCTCAAGTGCAGTAAGTCATAGGAGTTCCTTTGAGTCTTTGCCTAGGCGTTTGCATACCAGTAGGGCGGTGAGCCGATAATAGTAGTGGCTGTGATCGGAATGATTCTGCAGGTGTTGAGTAAGAAACCAGCGTAGATGTTTGAGTTGCCAAGTCCAAGGATTGTCTCGCTGCCATCTCCGTTGGATGGCGGCCTGCATGATTCGCGCTTGCCGTAGATGTCGTTGCTGGGTGCTCTTCGAGCCGCCCAATACTCCGCTGAGGAACAGCGCCATATCAAAGGGTTTGCTCATGATCGGCCACCAATGTAGGCCGACACCACATCAATCCGGTAGTGTCCAAGTTCAAAGCTGATTTGTTGACGCGCCCACTGATCAAGATCGCGGTCGATGTGGTAGCCGTGGTCATCATTGACTGGTGCAGCACGGCTGGTGAGTTGCGCGTAACGTTCGCAAGCGTAGGCCGCGCGCAGTTCATGAAAGCCCTTTATGCCGTGCTTGTGCAGAATTTCGCGAGCGGGGAGCACCGCCCGTTGTAAGAACGCGGCGTAGGTTTCGGCCCGGTGCAGTAAGTTGTGGCTGCCGATTGGCGATGCGTTGCGCGCCAATAGGAGTGATGCTTTGACCTCTTCATTGGCTATGATCCAACGCGGCGCTGATGCCCCGCTTCGCCCGCCTTTGGTGCCGTCCTGGATATTGATGCGACCAAGCGACTCGGCCTCGTGGTGCAAGCGCGGCAGGTTCGCCAGGATCGCTTCGCGCAGGCGCATACCGGTAGTCCGGGCCAACATGATGATAGCGGCCACCCGTTCGTGTTGGTGTTCCACCAGCGACAGCGCCACTCGCTGTACGTCCTGATAATCTTGGCCGTCCGGCCCACGGGTGCGAACGTTGGATCGCTGCTGCCCCAACGCCTGACTCGGGCTGACGATTCTCACGTCCTTATCACCGCGCAGTGCAGCGAGGGTGCGGTTAACGCTGCTCAGGCGGTTTTGCGCGGTGGCGATGCACAGTTCGCCTTGCTGTATCTGCTCGCGTAGGTATGCGGCGTAGTCTTGCAGTGTCTGTCGATCAATCTGGCGCGCATCGTTGTAACCGGGGCCGTCCTCTGACCGGCACCAGCGGACGAAGGCTTGCCAGCGATTGCTATGGGCGTTGACGGTGGCGAAGTGGCCGTCGGCGAACAGGTCTTCCAATGCCTGCCGGCCGGCGTAGCTCAGTTGGCGGCCGTAACCAAAGTTGCGACCGTCACGCCGACCGACCAGCGCCATTCTCTTCACCTTGATCGTTGGTTCGTAGGAGCAGCAGCAGGGCTTTCCAGTGGGCGCTGATGCTGTCCAGCTGCCCCCAGTTTGCTGGACGGATAAGAAGGGCGTTTTCGCGGTGTTGCAGCAGAGCCCCTTCTTTTTTCAACTGCTCGATGAGCCGAGCGAGGTCGGTTGACTCAGGTGTTGGAGCGGCGACAGCGGCGACACTGGCGACAACCCCCGCCGCATCTGGGTTGGCACTTGGCGACAAAGTGGTGGCAGTGGCGGCGACACACCGTAACTCGGTCGGCGATTGATGTTGCGCTCGATAGCGGCGCACGGCGTCATTGAGTCGGAACATGGCGCACCTCGAATATGTCCCCGTCATTGTCCAGCCAGTTATGGGCAACCAGCTGCAGCAATAACTCGAAGGTGTGCCGCGTGCTTTTACGGGCAAAGCGAGGGCCGTTGCGTGTGATGTCGCGGAGGCGAAACGGTGGCCAGTTTTTCTTTATCAACCAGCGCAGCAGGCAATCGGCCTCTGCGCGAAGCTTATTCAGAGGCTCCTGTTCAGTCAGTCGTTGGTTTTCGGCCAGGTAGTAATCCATCAGCGTAGAGGCGCGCTGAATGTGCATTTCTTCCAAGACAGTCGTTTCTTCAACCATCGCCATCACGCCAGCCATGCGTAGAACGTTCGCGGCGGCTTTGCCCGCAGCAGCTTGCACGTTGACCAGTTCGCCGAATTCCCCAGACTCGCATTCAATGGTGTCGTGAATGGCAATCCATGCTTCACGGGCGCGGGGGCTTAACTCTTCTGCATGAGCGCGGCAATGCGCTGCTGATACAGGTGCACCTTAGGATCTCGGGTCAGGTCGATCGCTTTGTACAGCCGTTGTCCAACCAGACGCTCTGGCCAACTGATCAGGCAGCGTCCCAGGATGCCCTGGTCTTTGATATCAGCGTCTTGCAGCAAGCGGTCTGCCAGGCGGGGTTGGAGCATCAAGTGCATGCTGAGGCGGCGGTCATAGGCACGCAGACTTTCCCCAGCCATCGCGCGCGACCGATCAATCGGGCTACCGTCCCACAGCGTCGACAAGTGAGTGATCGCCTTGATCATGTTGTCTTTGCTCATGGTGCTGCCGCCCAAAAACTGCCCGCCTTCATCGCTGAATAGCCCCATGCTTGGCAAACCATGGCACAGGCTTTTCACCAGGCTTTCAATAGTTGGCTCAGCACTGAGCAGTCTCGGTTGGGCAGGTTCAGGTTGGGCGTCTAGCGCTCGCTGTACCGACTTTTTCGAGGTCGGAGATTTTGCGGTGGCGCTCATTGCGGCGCGGTGCGCCTTGAGCTGTTCGCCATAAGCGATCCACTGTTGTCTCTCCCAGTCGCGTACGGCTTGCAGCGCAACTTGGTCCACCGCGCTTTTGCGATCACCCGAGCAAGCCACGGTGAGCAAGTACAGCGACAACGGATAGTTTCGGCCGTCGAGGTGAACATTGGCGTGCGCCTGGCTCGCTAGCGCTGCTGTGGCCAGAACGGATTGCGCGGCCATGGCGCAGGGAACGCCGATTACATCGGCCATGCGTTCGACGGCAGGCCCCAATAGATCGCCCAGCGCCTCGACCGGGTAGGGTAGGGGCGTAATCTGCTGTTCCAACAAGGGGCGTGGTGGCCCTTGTACTTCGCGCAGTTGCATAGCCTTCCTCCATAAATTACCGATCTCTCCCTCACGTCATCCCGCCAAGAATGCTGAGTGTTATCAGGGATCAAGGCCCCTGCGACCTGTGAGGGTGTCCACTGACGCGGGACTGGCGGCTCCTTACGACCAAGAGCAAGGGCATCTCATGATCTGGCCTCCTGAGCACCGATACCGGTGGGCGGGTGGAGGCTGCATTGGCTGACGAGACCAGCGCCGCGAGATCCTGAGCCGGGTGCAAGCAGCACTGCGATGACCGGGGCATGCCCGACTGTCAGTCAGGTGCAGTCCATTCCCTGGTCTGCGGCACCATCATCTACAGCGCTGTTGCTGGTGATATCGGCGTTTGTCACGCCGATTGTCACGAGGGGAATTGCCGCAAAGCCATGTGCGATGAGGGCTGCAGCAGTGGTAGGAGCGCCCGTCTCTTTTCTGGAAAAAGAGACGGGCGAACGGTTGGCGCAAAACGTTGGCCGAGCAGGTTCGTTGCTGCAGGGCTAAAGGGTTAGCGGGCAGCCGCACTAGGCGGATTGTTTAGAGGGCGTCCATCATTCTGGCGAATGACCGTGCGAGCTTCCGGGCGCGAATCGCACTTTGGGATGAACCACCGGGTTAGCGGCATGACCTTGAAGGCTCTGGTCATCTGGGGTGCTGCCTAAGGCAGCGCTTTGAACCTTCGTTCTATCGGTCGCCGCGGCACGGGTCAATTGGTGAAGGGCACATAGAAATGCGCCAGACTCCTTCTCTGGTGTGCTTTGGAAGTCGGTGGCTGTCAGTGGCAAAGTGGCCGTTTGTCGCTTTTCTAGTGTTAGCCCGTGAACATGGGGATGCGAAGCCTCCCAATGCTCACGGGCTTAGCCGGAGAAGCCGAAATCGAGGCGAATTGGCGACTGTCGCCATCCGCTCAGGCGGCAAGGATGTAGATGGCACGCGGTCTGTCGCCAGTGTCGCCTTTGTCGCCGCCCTATCGGATGGGTACTACGTTTCGATCTCTGGCCACATTCATCGTGCTGGCCGAGAGATTGCCCGTCGAGGCCTTCAGAATGTACTCGCTCCACCAAGCCATCATCGGTCGCCGTCGCTCGATGTAGTCGGCTCGGTTGTAGGCACTACGCACCTCATCCTTGTCGACATGCGCCAACGCCACTTCGATGAGCTCCGGGTCCCACCCATGTTCATTCAAGATGGTGCTGGCCATCGAACGCATACCATGGCTGACCAAGCGGTCCTGGAAGCCCATGCGTTTCAATGCCATGTTGGCGGTCTGGCTATTGGCATGAGTGCGAGGGTTTCGGTCTGCCGGGAAGACGTATTCCCGATGACCACTGTGGGACTTCAGTATCTCCAGCAATGACATGGCTTGATCGCTCAACGGGATGCTGTGCGGGCGGCGCTTTTTCATCCGCTCCGGCGGAATGGTCCAGACACGCCTTTCAAAATCGATGTCTGCCCAACGAGTAGTGGCCGCCTCGGCTGGGCGAGTCATGGTGTGCAACTGCCATTCGATCAGACAGCGGGTCGTGCGCTTGATACTGGCGTTCGCTATTTCCAGCATGAGTTCAGGAAGCTCCTCGGGTGGTAGCGCCGCCATGTTTTCTTTCTTCGGCTTCTTGAATACCGCCCGAATCCCGCTGAGCGGGTTCGCGAAAATCATTCCCGAATTGACCCCGTAGGTCATGATCTCGTTGAGGCGCTGGCTAAGCCGCTTCACCGTTTCCAAGCTGCCTTTGGCTTCGATAGGGCGAAGAATCTTTATCACCATCGGTGCGCTGACTTCCGAGATCGGAGTCGATTTCATGCTCGGGAAAACGTGCAGAGTGAGCGAGCGCCAGATGTCCTCGGCATAGGCCGGCGTGACCGAGTCCTTTTTCAGCTCGAACCAGGCGCTAGCTACTTTCTCGAACGTATGTTCCGTCTCGGCTAGTTTGGCCTGCGCGAGATCATTGCGCTGAGCTTTGGGATCGATCCCCTGCGCAAGTATTTCCCTAGCCTCAACAGCTTTCCGCCGAGCTTGCGCCAGCGAGACCTCGGGATAGGAGCCGAGCGCCATGTTGATGCGATTCTTGGTGACCGGATGCCTGTAGTTGAAATTCCACTGCATCGAGCGGTTGACCCGGACGCGAAGCTGCAGGCCGTCGCCATCCGTGAGGACGTAGTCCTTGTCTTTAGGCTTGACCGTCTTGAGCTGGCGGTCGGAGAGACGAGCTGTATGAGCGCACATGGGAGAGGCTCCATGACACCTTTTGGTATTCCAAGATTAGCCCCAGGTAGGCTGGAATACCACGGGGAATACCGGGATGGCTGGAACTCAAAAAACCGTTGTGGCCCTCAAAAGAGCGATAAACCCTTGATTTCACTGACTTCCAGGCACAAAAAAAGACGTCCGTGGACGTCTTTGTTTGATCATTTGGTGGAGCCGGGGGGATTTGAACCCCCGGCCATTCCACTATTTCCGCTGCCTACGGCGCAAAGGCTGGCATAAAGCTGTCATTCACCTGTGCTAGCGCTCTGGAGCTGTAAAGTCACTCCGATGATGTCGAGCTTCCTCAAAATCCCTCGGTTTGCTGCCTGGTTGGTAGCGAGAAAATGCTTTGCTTGCTTTAAACAGCGCCTGCTGTCTGCTAAGGACATTTCTTTGTCGTACTCGTAAAGAGAAGCGTAAAACTCTTGGGCAGACTTCGCGTTCGGTTCTGCCACTTTCTGCAGTACGGACTGAAATTCATTTCGAGCAACATCTAATATTTGCTTATGGGGTGAGGCTTGAATTCTCTGCAAGAATTCATAGACTATCATCACTCCATCTTGTGTCGCGTCTCTATTCTGGGACGCAATATCTAAAGCCTCGTTGTAGTTGTTGCGAGCTTCTTTTTTTTTGTCCTTGTGTTCTTTCCACAAAAACAACACTGCACTAGAAACAAACCCGAAGGCTGCGCTACCCAACAGTTTTAGATACCACAGCCATTCCGGTAAATTGCTTTCCATGCTCATCTCCTTGCCATAATTTTTCAGCCTTTCCGCCAGCCTGTTCATCTGCAGCTGGCATCCAACGGCCATATACTCGCGCAATCATCGTCCAGTCGCTATGCCCCATCTGCTTGGCTACCCACATTGGATGCTCTCCTGCCGAGAGCATCATGGATGCGTAGGTGTGTCTGGTCTGATACGGGCGGCGGTATCGCACACCAGCCTTTTTCATCGCTGGGTGCCACATGGTCTTGCGGATCGGCTGATCCCCGGCCCAGCGTTCAAGCGTCCGCGGGTTCTGGAAGACCTCGGCATCAGCCAGGAACGTGTGCGCCTTCTGCGCCGTGAGGGCTTCGAGAGCAGGGCGGAGAAGCTTCACCGAGCGCCGGCCGGCGGCCGTCTTGGTGACCTCGGCCTCTCCACCTGCGGCCTGGGTCATTGCCCTGCTGATCATCACTTCACCCCGGACCCAGTCCACGTCCCCCCATTCGAGCGCCACCAGCTCGCTGGTGCGCAGACCTGTCCACAGCGCGAACTGCACCATGTTTCGCGCCTGGCCCGTCAGCGCAGCCAGGATTGCTTGCTGTTCTTCGGGCGAGAAGGGGTCCACATCATCATCCCGCGGTGGCGCCTCCTTACGGGCATACGTCCAGCCGGCCAATGGGTTCATGTCCAGCAGCTCCTCGTCGACAGCGTCGTTAAGCGCAGAGCGCAGGCAACTCTGGATGTTGCTCAGCGTTTTGTTGCTGACCTCAAGGCCATCGAGCCAGTCCCGTACCATCTTGCGCTTGAAGTCCACGACCAGGTGGTGCCCGAGCGCAGGAACAAGCCTCAGTTCGACGATCTTTCGATACCCCTCGAACGTGCTGCTGGAGACGTGTTTCCTCTTTGCCTCAAGCCACCGCGTGAGGAAGCCGCCAACAGTCTCCCGGCTCGACTCCGGCTCGAACTTGGTCGCGCGGGCCGATCCTGGGAACGTGACGGCATAGTCGAACGTCCCCTGAGCAATCGCATGCTCGATCGCCGCCTTGTGCTGCTGGGCCTTTTTCAGATTAGTGGCGGTGGGCTTGAGCGCGACGCGCTCGCGGCACCGAACACCCCGGTACATGAACGTGATCTCGATGCTCGAGTCTGAGACTGCCCTGACCCCGCTCCCGCCTCTACCCATGATTCATATCCTTCCATGTCAATCAGCGTCCGGCCATCCGGAGCTTTCAGCCAAATCTCACCAAGCCGCCAGATCCCGTCGCGGATCTTTGAGCGGATCGCGTCCTCGGTGTAGCCAGACTCGCTGGCGAATTTTCTGACGGTCATGTAGCGCATTGATCTACTCCACCTGATGCGTCAGGTTTGGGTTGTCACGGCGATCTGTCACGGCAGGCACAGCCAGCGCCGCCAGCTCGGCTACCAGCGCCTCGGTGCGCCCGTAGAATTTCCCTGTGTCCTCATTCAAGAACCGCTCGAGCACTGTGGCCACGGCCTGCTGGTTGGCCAGACCGCGCAGGTCCGCCTCGGTGAGTGGCGTGTCGGTCGCTGCCGGATGGATGAACGCTTGCTGACTGATCAGCAGCGTGCGCACCGGCCTGACGCCTTTGCACTTGCTCACCCAGTTAGTGTCAGGCACGCCCCAGGGCAGCATGCGCAGGCACCAGGCAGTCGCTGCGTTCGACTTCTGACTGCTGGTCCAGTACTCGCTGAGGCCGAACGCCTGGGCCGCATTCCTGACCGTGTACAACCCATCGTGGCCCCAGTCCGGCAGTTGCAGCAGGTTGCAGCGCAACACCTGCAGCTCCTCGATCGACGGGATGTGCCAGCCCCACGTACCACGAATGTTCATTCCCAGCACCTTGCGGGCGATGGCGCTGCCCTCGGCGGCCATAGCCTGAGTGTTGGCCATACCGTCGAACCGCGATGTGGCGGCACGAATGCGCGGGCGTGGGCCTTCCTCCTGCCACCAGTGGGCGGCCACCTCGAACTCCCGGCCCGCATCGATCACCGCATGCTCGTCTCCGTCGAAGAAGATCCGGCCAGCGAAGAAACCGCCACCCAGGGGCTGGCCCACGGCAGGGAGGGCGGTAGGGTTGATGGCTCGACGCTTCATGCAACAGCCACTGAAACGTTGCAGCTGTATCGCGTCTGAAACACCTTTGACAAGTGAATGTAATGGGCGTAAATCCTCCGCAATCTGCGACCCATAATAATGACCGACCAATGACTAGACTTCACCGTGGCAGTAAATATTGGAGCTGGGCCGACCATCATTTGCCTGTTGTTCAGCACGAAGAATTTCTCTGCGATGGGACGATGATCAATGTGATCGCCCGCTTGTCGAGGTCCCAGGCCACGCAAGTTTTCGTGGGTGTGTACAACGTCAGAGGCAAACCGCTCCTTGAGGAGTTCTACGACTCTACCCTGCACGCTAACCCCGGAGAGGGCTTGAGCTGGGGCCTCAATCTGGCACGCAGATTCTACTTCGACGATCACTCGGTTTCGGGTGAGCGGCCCTTCCAGCCTGAGCAACCTAACTAACGCGAAGTGATCGGCCAGCACCTGGCTCGCATCCAGGCCGCAGGCGGCGGACAGGTCCAGCACTTGGCCAAAGGTGATTTCACGGTGCTGCAGGGCATCCCACAGCAGCAGAAGCAGACCGGCCTGGCTCATGGCTGCTGCTCCTGCTGCTCCTGGACCTGGTTCGCCAGCACAAGCGCGCCGATCAGTGCCTGCTGGCGCTGCTGCAGGTCTAGGTACTCCCGGATCGCCTTCACGATCAGCGAGTTCATGGAGCGATCGTCTGCGTCGGCGGCCTTGGCCACGTGGGCGCGCATTCCATCAGGGAGACGCACGACGAATTTGTCAGCCGTGCGCGAGCCGTATTCAAAGGACATGGCACACCTCCAAAGGGTTGGCTGCCATGCTCTGCATCACCGGCTGCTCCAAGGCTTCCAAGCGCAGCTCCTCATCCAGCGCGCGATCAAGGTCGCCACCGCCAATGACCGTGTCTCCCTGAGTGACTAGCGCGACGTTGGTTGGATCTTCGATGCAAACTCGGTCGCGCAGGAGTCGGTAGCGGCGTGCATCGGCAACCAGTTTGACGTGCTCGTCGATGCTGAACGCTGGGACCTCCAGGACGTTGCCTTCGGCGACTCGGCGCTGGTGGATTTCCTCGCGGTCGATGATCACGCCTTGCGGCGCCACAATGCCCAGGCGAACCTGGTTTCCTTGCAGCCCAGCAATGGTGACGCGGATGTTTCCACCGATGATGATGGCCTTGCCGACGTTACGAGTAAGTATGAGCATTTGAATCTCCTTATCTCAGGCAAGCCGAGGGCCTGCCGCGATTGGTGGCTTTCGCAAAAACTGGTTTGGTTAAATCAGGTGGTAGGTTTCACGCCACCGCCAGGGCGCACTCGGTGCGCCGGGTTGCAACGCGTGTTTCCACCCTGCGCTCACCGCTGCGGCGAACGCGGGTGAACTCATCCGTGCCTGCAATTGAATGCCCAACGAGTAGGGCGCAGAGTGCAACGATCATTGGGGAAATAAGGCCTCTACGCATCGCTTCAGCCACTAGCTGTGCCCTTTTTATGACGCCTAGCTTGGTGCTGGCTGCGAGCAAGCGCTTGTCAACCGTGTCTTTTGCCACGCCGAATTCGCGCGCAGCTTCTTTACTAGTCAGACCACAGGCCACGGCCATTACGCACTGAAGCTCCCTCTCGGCCAAGCCCATGCCTAGGGATGCAGTCCAATTACCGAAAGTCAGTGCGTTCATTGCCGGTGCTCCATGCGGTTCAGTCAGATGACTGAATAATGGTTTGCCTTTATTGCCATGTCAACAGGTATACCTTTATTTTTTTTGGATCTTTCACTCCGGCCAGAAGATTGGGTACCCTTTGCTGTATGGATATACAGTAATCAGGAGGTGGTTGTGGCCAAGCAAAAAACGCAGTCTTCAGAGCAGCGCAGGGAGATGACAGGGATGGAACGACTGGTCTTGAGGGTGTCTTCGATGATCAATCATCCGCTGGCTCAGACTCAGAGGTGGGTCACAATTCACCAGCTCGATACGGATAACGATCAAGAGTGGGACGAACTCATGGGCTCTATAGCTGAGACGCCTGAGATTGAAATGACGTTCAATGACGATGGAGGAGTGACACTCAGGTGGCAGGCTGATGAGGAATATACCGCCACCCTGAGAAGGGAAAGCGAGCAGGCTGATGAGGAAATTGCTGCTCCGTTTTGAGTGCATGAGCACCCAGAGCGGCCGCTCTGGGTGTCACAGCAGATTGCCATTCCAGACGTACAGGACTCTTGCCTGGATGTAGGTTTCTTCCTTTCGAATCATCCGATCCTTGTGCTTAGGATTATCGGAGATCATTTCGTAATGATCATCGTCAGCGACTTGAAGGCGCTTGATGTATTCGTGACCTCCCCAGGAGATGAAATACACCCCGTCTCCGACGAACTCGCGGATAGTCACATCAACGATCAGCGGGTCCTTGTCTTTGATGGTCGGAGCCATTGACTGCCCCCAGCCAGTAACAAGCTTCAAGTGGTGAGGCTCTTTGAAATCAAGCCCAAGCTCCCGCAGCTGGCGCAGGCTGACGCAAACGTCTCGGAGCATTTCCGGGTAGTCGTGCGTTACTTGCCCACCGCCCATAGCACCGCGCACATCGTAATGCGCAATCCTGATCAAATCAGCATTGGAGCTAGGATTTGAAGCGCCTTTCACCGTGGCTCCGGCCGATTGAGCGTCAGGTTCTTCGGCCGCTTTGAGAAGACGATTGCGTGCCTCTTCTGACAGGCCCGCCCCTGCTCTATCAAGCATCTGCTTGACCATATCGGCAGCAGAAAGCCTTATTTGAGCGTCCCCAACGACGGCAAAATCCCCCCCTGCAGAGCCTGAGCCGTGGATAGTGCCCACGCCTTCCGCGAGCCAGAGAGGGTTAACGCCGCAGATCTGGGCGATTTTCACTAGGTGGCCGCTGGTGCGCGATAGTCCTCGCTCTATCTCTGAGATAGAGGCCTGAGCGATGCCTGCTTTTTCGGCCAGCTCGGTCTGCGTGAGGCCGCTCTGGCGTCTGGCGTGTTTTAGTCGGTCTTTGAGTTCCATATCGTACCAATCTAATGGTTTACCTTTTTCCTTGCAAAAAGGTATCCCTCTAAAATAAAGTAAAGGCATACCTCTATTTGGCGATGAGCCTATGAAAAGAATATTCGCTGACGTGGTTAGGTTTTTTGGTGGCCAAGTCGCAACAGCTAAAGCTCTGGGCGTCACGCAGGGCACGGTTAGCGGATGGGTGCGGGGCATCCATGGGTGCTCAGCTGAAATGGCGCTGATCATCCAGGCCAGAACGAACGGAAGCTTTGCAGCCTCTTGCATTCGCCCCTCGCTTGCGGAGTCGCTTCCGACCTTGGACCAAAATTTAACAGCCCGAGGCGAACGTGCGAAGACCGATGAATCTGCTGTGAATTCGTCCAGTATCTCGGATGCTTCAACATGACAGAGCTGAATCCCCCGTTTTTGCTGTCTGGCTGACTTTCTGCCAGGCAACAAAAAAACCCGCTGCCAGGCGGGTTCTTCAATAGACCTCTGCCAGGAGGTCTTCGATACACATCGCTATGCAAATAGGAGATGCGCTATGTCGCACCCGAAAAATACCACCGCCCCATCACCGGCGCAACTATCCGAACCCAGGTTGCGCGATTTGCGACACCTTTTCCGTGCCGCCTATGGAGCTCACGGGATAGCCCGAATCCTGCTTGATGACTCAGCGGAATCTGGTCAGATGCTCGGAGCCCGCGACCGCGAGGCATTGATGAGTGCCCTAGAGCACTGTACGTCGACGCTCTTTGCTCACCACGAATACGGCTACACAGACGCGCTTCCATCTGCTGCCGATGATAGGAGGGGCAATGATTGACTCCCTCGACAAGACAGAGCTGGACGTTCTGTGCACGCATACCTACCACCAAGTAACCGTCACGTCTTCGACGAGCGGTTTTCGGTTCAGCATGCCTGGCCTTCGTATCAAGGGGCTGGCCGAGGAATTGGCGACGATTCTGCGCCCTTGCTTCCCTTCGCAGAATGTCCGAGTCATCTGGGGCGCAGCCAACCCTAGTGATGACCTTCAGTCCTTTCTTACCCAGGACGGGCGTATGACCGATTTGATTGTCTCTGTTCGCACGGCCGCGGATCCAGGTCATGAGCTTCTGGCTCGCCTAGGGTTCTTTGGCGAGTACGCAAGACTCGCGCCACAAATAAGCAGCTCACAATTTTGTGGTGCGGGAGGTGCGGCATGCTAATTGAGCGAACGGACTTAGTGCCGACAGCAGTCACCGGCGAAATAGTGCGGGAGGTGACCCTGACCGCAGCGGACATCGCACGGTTTAACGAAGCGCGGCAGTCTTTCAAGTTAGTCAAGGCCCTGTACTGGGCGCATGTTGTACCTTCGCTTGGCGGCTTCGACAACCCTGTGACTGGCGAACTTGAACGCCTTCTCGAGAGCATCGTTTTCGATACGCAAAATTTCATGTGGCCCCACCGCAACGCGGCTGCCTTTCATCAGGCTAAAGACGTGGGAGGTTCGGCATGAACTTGGTCCCGTTCAACTTCAAGGGAGCCGTTGTTCGTGTGGTTACCGATGATCTTGGTGAGCCTTGGTTCGTTGCGAAGGATGTTGCCGAGCAGCTGGGATACGTGTGGAACGGTACCAGCCGTATTGAGCACGTTCCTGACCTGTGGAGGGGGGTCACATCCGTTGTGACCCCTTCGGGCAACCAACAGATGGCGGTGCTCAGTGAGCAAGGCCTGTATTTCTTCCTTGGGCGATCCGACAAGCCTGGTGCACTTCCTCTGCAGATGTGGGTGGCGGGGGAGGTAATCCCGTCGATCCGCAAGACGGGAAGCTATCAGCGCCCGCTTACTCCAGCGGAGCAGGCTCTTGCGCATGCCCAGGTGATGGTTGACCTGGAGCGTCGCCAGTCTCAGCAGCAGGAGGCGCTGGAGCGCGTCGAGGACCGCACCACCAGGCTGGAGCAGGTCCGTTACCTCGATTCGGTGCCTAGCGGCTTCGAAACCATCACCACCATTCGCGACCGCATCAATCGCCGCCATGGCCTGCCGGCCTGGGTGGTGAATGCGGTGATGCGCGAGGTGACCGGTGCGCCATTGCCGTATGCGTTCGTCCGCAGCCGCCACGCCGACGAGGGTGGGCAGCCATTCGCCATCTGGCCCAAGCCTGCCGTCACCCAGCGCTTCGACCGGTTTGTAACCGAATGCACCTACGAGACGGCTGAGCGCGCCACTCATCCCGAAATCCCACAGGGACGTTTCAAGATTACTCGGAGGTCCGAATGACCAATGTATTGAATTTCCCTGCGCCGGCTGAGGTGGAGGTGATCAGCGAGGAAGCCTTCCGGAGGTACACCGACGCGGCCCTGCTCCTGAAGTGCTTCGAAGTCGTCAAAGACACGCTCGACGTGATCAATGAGCCCGAATACCACATCGAGAAAGAGGACGACACTCACATCGACCTGATCCGGGCCTTCTACGCGCTCAAGGTGTTGTTCGAGCGCAAGACCGGCAGTGACGCCGCGGTCGTGGCTCTGGAGCACTGGGACGCTATGCGCCAGCACCTTATCGAGGGCGCCCCGTATCCCGATCAACTTATCCCGGTCGCCCCGGCGCTTATCAGTCCAACCCCGCCTGATGGGTATAGCCATCTGAGCAACTTGGAGCTGGCCTGTGCGGCCTACAACGCCGGCGACAAGGTTCGGCTGGGGACCATCGCGACCCTGTCGGCTGGTAACGCTCAAATCAAAGCGACCATGGCCGTGGAGGCAATTAACGCCACCACTGCCCTTGGCATCCTTGTGCGCCGTCTCGCTGGGGGGGCGCTGGCCGAGCTGGGCCAGCACATCCTTGGGACTACTGGCGTCGGATCGGAGACGCTCCAATGACCAGACCGTCTACCCCCCCCCAGGCGCTCCAGCAGCGCGCTGGCGCGTCGATCAACACCGGCCCTTGGCCTACCTACAGCCAGTTCAAAGGCTTTCCAGAGCGAGAGCGGTGGGCGCTGTACGAACTGGCCAAGGCCGGGCGCCAGGCAATGGAAGACAAGGGTTTCGAGATGGCCGAAAGCTACGACGGCTTCGTGCGCCGTGTCACAGAGGAGCTTGACCTGTGAGCACCATCCTGATGACCGCCTGCTGGCCGCTCGAAATGAGCGCTGCCCAGAAGTCGGTACTGATCTCGCTGGCTGACAATGCCAACGACGACGGCGTTTGCTGGCCTTCCATTGCCAGGATCTGCGAGCGCACCTGTCTGAAAGAGCGGGCAGTACGCAACGCAATCCGTTGGCTTGAAGGCGTCGGCTTGCTGGTGGCGAAAGAGCGTGCTGGGAGGTCGACCTACTACGTTGTAACCCCGGCATCTTATGCCCCCGGCATTAAATGCCCCCCTGCACCAGATGCCGGGGACCCCGGCACCACGTGCCCCTCACCCCGGCACCAGATGCCGGACACCCCGGCACCAGATGCCCCCAGAACCGTAATAGAACCCAAAGGTGAACCATCAAAGAACCGTAAGAGGGGAAATGACGGTTTCACGGTTGAGCAGATGCTTGAACTGGCACCAGAAGATCTGACGGAGCAAACCGCCCGTGACTACTTCCAGTTCAGGAAGAAGAAGGGCCCGCTCAATACGACGATCTGGAACACCGTGCTGAGCGAGCTGGAGAAGTGCCGTCAAGCCGGTATCAATTCGGACAAGGCCCTGGCTGAAGCCATGACCGCAGGCTGGCAGGGGTTCAAGACGGAATGGCTTGTAAACCGACTCAAGCAGGATGCCTGGAGTGCTCCAGCAACCGGCCCGCGCAGCGCAGTTTTGCAAGTACCTGCCCACCACCAGGAGATGTACCCTGATGACCTCATCTAAATTCAGGCCAGCCCCAGGCGAGCGAGCCACCGGCATTGCTAAATGCGAGGTGCCTGGGCATGGCCAGTACGAAACGAAGCAGGTCGAGCAGTTTGATGGCGGATGGAAGGCTACCGAGTGTCCGCGTTGCCGCTGGGAATCCCTGAACCTCCAGTGCGAGGTGCGCGTGCGGGACGCTGCGTATGCCGAAAAGGAAGCCGACGAGCTCAACCGTGACCTGTTCGCCACCGGCATCACGCCGCGCTTCCGTGGGTGCACGTTCGACAGCTTCATCACTAACGCCGAATCGGCCAAGGTCCGCGCCCAGTCTATTTGCCGGCGCTACGCCGAAGAGTTTGAAAGCCACTACCGGGCTGGCCGCGCATTGATGCTGTTGGGCGAGGTCGGGAACGGTAAAACCCACCTTGCATGCGCCATCCTTCAGCACGTCGTGCGGGAATTCGGCGCTAAGGGCCTGATTGTTACGGCCGAGGCAATCATGCAGGCCGTGACGGACAGCTTCCGTAGCAACGCTGGGCCGTCGAAGTCCGATCTGCTGGCCGAATTGGCCGCCGTCGACTTGCTGGTGATCGACGAGGTGGGGATGCACACGCCACGCCCGGGTAAGGATTTCATGCCCAGTCTGCTGCATGAGGTGATCGACCGCCGCTACCAGCTTGTGCGCCCTACGATCCTGATCAGCAACCAAGACCGCGAGCAACTGCCAGCCTTCATCGGACCGCGAGCCATGGACCGTCTGCGTGAGAACAGCGGCCTGTTGGCCCCATTCACTTGGTCGTCGGCGCGCATCGGGGGTGGAGCATGATCAATCGAGAATACGCGGCTGGGACACAGGATGTGTCACGGTTGCACAGCCCTGAGTCAGAGCATGCCCTGATCGGCGCCATGATCCACCAGCCAGCGCTCATTGACGACGTGAAGCTTGAGGTCGCTGATTTCTACCAGCCCGACTGTGCTGAGCTGTTCGAGCTGTTGCTGGCGCTAAAGACGAAGGGGCGGCAGATCGACGTGGTAACCCTCTCAGATGCCAGGCCGGCCCTGGCAGACGGTCGTGGAACCCTGGCAGTTGCTGCTCACATCGCTCACAACACGCCGAGCGCGGCGAACTTCGCTGAGTACGCCCGGATCGTGAAGCAGCGGTCGGTGGCCCGTCGGGTTATCGCTGCTGCGCACATCATGTCGGAGCGCCTGAAAGACGGCGACTCGCTGGATGAAGTGCTGGCGCAGGGGCAGCAGGCCTGGGTTGCGCTCGAAGCTGAGGGTCTGGATTCCCGCAAGCGGTACCGCTTCGTAGGCGAGATTCTGCCCGAGGCAATCGACGGGATTGATCGCCGATTCAATCGTGAGGTGGTGCTGGGCTTCGACACCGGCCTGCCATCGCTCGACAAGTTCATTCCCGGCGTTTGCCCTGGGCACATGGTCGTAATCGCTGGCGCCCCAGGCAGCGGCAAGACGACCCTGGGTCTGGGAATCGCAGAGCGGGTGGCGTTGGTGGCCAAGTCTACTTCGCTAGTGTTCAGCCTTGAGATGACCGACGTAGAGCTCACTAACCGTTCCTTGGCTTCCGTGGGAAGCGTGCAGCTCAAGCACATCACCGAGGGTCATTCGATGGCTGACAGCGATTGGCCGGGACTGACGGCTGCGGTCAGCAAGCTTGATGCCGCCCCGCTGATCTTTTGTGACGATGCTTCGCTGACTATGCGGGATATCCGGCAGATCTGCCGGACGGTCAAGCGTGAGCATGGCCTGGGCTCCGTCACACTGGACTACATCGGTCTGGTCAACGGCGAAAGCAAGTCGGCCAGCCGGTACGAGCAGGTGACCGATATCAGCAAGTCCATCAAGAGGCTGGCCAAGGAACTCGGTGTGCCAGTGATGGTGCTTGCGCAACTGAACCGGGGCCCTAACAGCCGTGCCAACAAACGTCCCACCAAGAGCGACTTGCGTGATTCTGGCCAGATCGAGGCTGACGCCGATGTGGTGGTGCTGGTCCACCGAGACAGCGAATCCGAGGAAGGGCAGTCCGGCATTACCGAGCTGATCGTAGACAAGAACCGCCATGGCGAAACCGGCATCTGCCGCGTACAGCACCAGGGCGCCTACCACAGGTTTGCCGAGCTGGTCGGGTATCAGCCGAGCAACGAAGAAGTTGAGATGGGCAGGACATTTGCCGGCCGTCACCGCACCAAAGGAACCCAGTATGAAGCTATCTGATCTGTGGCCACGCGCTGGCGCTGGCAAATCTGCAACTCCGGTCGTATCGGTGACTGTCACCAAGCGTGCTGGCGCTGAGCGGCCCATTGCCAGTGGCAACATCCCTGAACCGGCCACCGGCCCACGCGGGCCGATTGAGCTGCCCCCCACCCTGGCCCAGTGCGAGGTGCTCGAAGAGACGTTATGCCGTGATGCCATCCGCCTCGAGTGCCAGATCGGCCAGGCCAAGGGCAGGGCGGTATCCGAAGGCAAGTATGCCAACCCTTACTGGTACCACCGGGCAAAGGCCGCGCTCAAGCACATCAACCGTGACCGCCAGCGCTTGGTGCAGCACATGCGGGCGCTGCGCGTGGAGGGGCGGCGCAATTGCCCCGCTTGGCAGGGTAGGGACAAGGCCATCCTGCGAGAGCTGAACGCCCGGGTATTCAAGGAGCTGTACGACGAGTGCGTACGGGTGGTGGACGAGGATCTGGAGGTTATTCGATGAGCAAGGTAACCGCAGTAGCACCGCAGAAGATCCTCACGCCGATAGAACGGGAGTTCCTGAAGCAGGGCAACCGACTGATGCTCGATCGGCCCAATGGCCGCATCGGGGCGGCTGCCCTGATGGATATCGTAGTGGACTGGCTCGGCTCGCACTCCAACCACGGTTTCGAGCAGTTCGCAAAGGCCTGGATCATCCAGGGCGGCGCTAAGAACAAACACGCCTACAAGCTTCTCTGCGAGCTGTTTGGCCTGGACACCGACCCCACGCCCCGGAGGGCTGCATGAAGAAAAGAACCTACGTGGACAAGGCCCTCGGCGACACTGAGTACATGCTCGAGCAGTGGGGTTTCTGGCGGATGTGCGAGATGGGCGTACCCCGTTACGTTTCACCTCTCTACGCACTCATGCGGGACAACGTTCCCTCAGTGGGCGGCGTACGACAGCACGTGATCACGGATGATCTAGCCCTGGTGGTGGACGGCGCCGTGGCGAGGTTGGTGAAGCGCAATCAGCAGATGGGTGATTTCGTATGGGCCTACTACGGCTACAAGCACCCGGCAATGAGGGTAGGCCGGGAAGCTGGCATGTCGGAACGCAAGGCGCGGGAGATAATCAAGGCCGGCGTTGCATGGATCGATTGCGCGCTCGAGGAAATTCGAGAGGCTGCATAAAAAGTTCTATGCGGGCGGATAAACACCTGTTTTCATAGCAGCGTGTCCAGCTTGCAAGCAACGTGACACCTACAAACCCTGGCTACTTGGCTGGGGTTTTTACATTCAGAATTTGCATTACAGCGGAACGAATTGATGGCACTCTGATTCTGATAGCTTGCTAAGAAAAACCCATCAGGATTTTGTGATCATGAAAAAAATTATCACCGCTGCGGTGTTAGCTTTTTTGGCTACCGGCACACAGGCTGCTGACCTTTCTGGCGCAATCGGGGCGACAAGCCAGGGCGGCTTGACTGCTCGTGCAGCTGTAGGTTTTGACTGGGACAAGAGCTGGTTTGAAACCAACACCGGCCGCTTAACCGGCTACTGGGATGCTGGCTACACCTATTGGGAAGCTGGAGACGCTTCCGGTGGAGCTCATTCGCTGTCCTTCTCCCCTGTGTTCGTTTATGAATTTGGTAGCGGTAACGTGAAGCCGTTCATCGAAGCGGGCATCGGGTTGGCGGTTTTCTCTGGTACCTCCGCTGGCGATCAGGAATTTGGCTCGGCCTTCAACTTCGAGGACCGCATCGGCGCGGGCTTGAAGATTGGCGAGACTCAGAAAGTCGGTATTCGAGCAATACATTACTCCAACGCTGGCATCAAACAGCCAAACGATGGCATTGAGTCGTACTCGCTTTTCTATAGCCACCGGATTTGATTGGTTGATCCCATCTCGTCCGTTATGCGCGGACGAGACGGGTTTTAGGCATAGAGCGTGATACGCACATCGGAAATGCCCAAATCGGCGACCGCCCTAGCCAGTTCTTCATGAGCGACAGGGAACGGCACGCGCATTGCCGTCACGGGATCTGTATGAGCATGCAGCCGCAGAAGCACAGCGAGAGCGTCATTCCGGCGAAATGACGTCGGCGAATCGCAAACCCAAAACCGGGCATGTCCTTTAAGGTTGTAGTCGATTTTGTATTTCATGCGATGCTCGATTTTTCCCACTGAACATCGGTAATGCCGTAACGCTCCGCCAACGGCCGCGAGATTTTTTTTAAGTCAGCCGTTCTGAATCTGGGAATCACCCCGACGCCCGCATCACAGGCGGCCCAATGCCAGGCTTCCGCGTTATCCATTTTTTCTGTACGGATGATAAAGCTGCGCGCCTCACCATGAAGCTGATACTCAATGAGGAATAGCGATTGGTTGAGCATTTTCTACGTCCGATAAGAGGCCGATCCGGTCATCGATTCTTTTAGCGTTCAGATGAAGATAAGGCAAGGTCGATCGTCCCCCGCCGACTATCTATGCGCTCTACATCATAGTTTGGAGAAAAAATGGACCCGACCGACCTCGGCCCAGGCACAGCCACCTGGCTGGGCGGTACGGGCACCGTCCTGCTGGGCGGCTTCCTTTGGCTGCGCAAATTCCTATCGAAAGATGCGACCGATCGCGCAATGGACAACGCCGATATCGGCACGGTGCGCCGCCTAAACGAACTGCTCGACTCGGAACGCGAGGCCCGCAAGCTTGCCGAGGCCCGGGCCGATCAGTTCGCCAAGGAGCGCAACGACCTAGCCGCCACCGTTGGGCGCATGGAAGGGAAGATCGAGGCTCTGACCAGCCAGGTTGGCCAGCTCACTGAGCGTGTCTCGCTGCAAAGCGAAGAGATCGCCCGGTTGCGCACCAAGCTCGGAGGTATGTCGTGATGGACAGATGCGCACTTGAATTCATTGCTCGCCGCTGGTGGCGTCGGATTGAGGTTTGGGTAATCGCCCTTCTGCTCGTGGTCGGTGGCGGTTTCGGCGGCTATCAACTCGCCCAGTGGGCACTGGCTCGCAGCTACCTGGAGCAAGTCGCCGAGATACGCGCCGCTTATGACGAAGCAAGCCTACAGCGCGACCAGCGCCTGGATGAACTGGCCAGGCAGACGGGTAGTGCAGCGGCCAAGGCGTCGAAAGCCGCAACAACAGCCACCCAAGCAGCAGACAAGGCAGACCAGGCTGTAGACAGGGCAGGGGAAGCGCTCAATCGCGTGACACCCTGATCCGCGCCACAAAATCGACAAGCGCCGTTTCGTGGCGCGAGGAATCCGCATGGAAAAGAAACCCCTGATCCTTGGTCAGGAGCTTGGCCAGGCTGTCTGCCAGGTGCTTGGCCTGGACGCATCGAAGATCACATCCATCACCATTCGCATGGAGCCCAATACCGCTGCTTCCGTCGAGGTGGTCAACACCATCAGCCAGGTGGAAGGCGAGAAGATCGCAGGCGCCTTGGGGGTCTACGGCCTGACCCGCCGTGGCATGTGATGGCCTGTAGTGGATGCGCCGCCCGGCGCGAGTGGTTAAACAAATGGACCAAGGTGGCATATGAGCGAGCAAGAAACCTTTTCACACCAGATCGAGAAGCTGAATCCGAAGCAGGGCGATCTACTGGTGGTCTCCATCCCGACGATCCTGTCGGCCGAGCAGCGCCAGAACGCTCAGGCCGTGATCGAAGCGCGAGCTAATAGCCTCGGCTTCCAGGCCCTTGTCCTGGACGGCGGGGTTACCGCGTGCCTCCAACCGAGGATGGCTGAACTGCTGGCCGAGCAGCAGAAGCAGACCGCACTGCTCGAGCAGATCGCAACGCAGAACCTGGCACTGATCGAGGCACTGGCGGACGGCGAAGATGTAGACCCGGACGCCGAGCCGCAGACCTACTTGGACGGCTCGCCGTGCCGTTGAGACCGCAGCGTCCATGTCGAGCCCAGGGATGCCGGGCGCTGCACCGGAACGCCAATGGCTACTGTGATGCGCATGCCGACCTAGCAGCCGAGCAGGCCAAGGCTTGGGCCACCCGCAAGGGCTCTGGACGAGGTGGGCGTCCGTGGCGTCGGCTACGTGACCGCATCCTCAAGCGTGACCAGTACCTGTGTCGGTGCGAGGAATGCACCCGGCTCGGACGGGTCCGCGAGGCTGACGAGGTGGACCACATCGTTGCCCTGGCGCATGGCGGTACCGACGATGACAACAACCTGAGAGCGATCAACCACGACTGCCACAAGATCAAGACACAGCAAGAATCCCGACAGCATCGATAGATAGACCATGCGACCTATACCCAACCTCAGCGGCTACTACGCGACTGAGGACGGGGAGGTTGCGTCTGTTCGATCTGGATCTGTCCGGGTTCTCAAGAGCCAGGTTCACCGTGGATACCACCGCGTCACATTGGCCGTACGAGTCAATGGCAGGAGGGAGCGTCACCGCTTCGAAGTGCATCGGCTCGTTCTCATGGCTTATGCCGGCTTGCCACAAGGTGAGGACCAGCAGGCCAGGCACCTCAATGGCATCAGCACTGATAACCGTCCTGGGAATCTGATCTGGGGCACACGACGGGACAATGCTCGGGATGCCATTCGTCATGGAACGTTAGGGCCAGGCATGCGAGCTAGGCACCGACGGCTGACGGAGGCACAGGTCGTGGAGATCAGGCGGCGCCGTGCGTGTGGTGAGTCGCCCAAGGCTCTAGCCGAGGAATTCGGCGTCTGCCGGGAGTACATTCCGCTGCTGGCCAGGGGCAAGGCCTGGAGTTGCATCCCGATTTGATCGAAAAACGAACAAGGCGAGGCTCTAATGATAAGGAGTCTCATCTTAGGGTAGGGGTATAGGCAAAGTTTAGACCCTTTCACTCGGACACCGCGCCCTCAGTCGTTTTTTTACACCCGCGCAATATAAA